GAATGTGGGCGCGGGCTACTATTTTCGGTGATGCCAAGGCGCGGACCTGGTGTGTTGATAAACAGATGAACCTGAATCCTCAGGCATCAAGTAATGAATCGTCGGGCACTTCTGGCGCCTATCTGGTCCCCGATTCCATGGAGCAGGCCATCATCGATCTCCGTCAACAATACGGCGTGGCTCGTGCACTCTGCCGAATCGTGCCCATGGGTACTGCCGGTGTCACCATGCCGATCAAACTTTCCGGCACCACGGCCTATTTCCAGGGCGACACTGACACTATGATCGAATCCGATCAGGGTTGGGGCCAGATTCAACTGGTTGCCAAAAACCTGAACGCCTTCACCAAGGTCGGCAACAACCTGATCGAAGATGCCATCATCGATGTCGCCGCTGACGTGGCCCGCGATCATGCTATCGCCTTTGCCTCCAAAGAAGACGCCTGCATGGTCATCGGTGACGGGTCAAGTACATATGGCGGGATCACGGGGCTGAATATCCTGTTTGAGGCCGACAGCAACCTCAAAGGTCGCTATACCGCGATCTCCACCCACAAGACCCTCGTCACCATCACCGCTGCCGATTTGTCGGGAGTCATGGGCGTGTTGCAGCGCAACTGGCGCCGGAATGCCTTCTGGCTCTCCTCCTCGATTGCGGATGATAACATCTTCACCCGGCTCCTGACCGCAGCCGGTGGCAATACTACCCAGACCCTGACCGGAACCATCGCTCAGGCGTTTGCCGGCAAACCTCGTGAAATCAACGAGTACATGCCTGCTGATGCCACCACTGACCTTAACGGGAAAGTGGTGACGCTCTACGGTGATTTTTCACAGGCGTGCATCATTGGTGACCGCCGCGGCATCACCATTCAGGTTCTTCGCGAAGCCTACGCCACCAGCAATATGATCGGCATCATTGGAACTGAGCGGATCGACATGAACATGAGGGGAGCCGTCGGTCTCACCACGAAACCCGGTCCCGTCATCGCACTTATGGGATTGACCTAACTAACAAACCTCCGGGGCTTATAAACCCCCCCGGGGGTTGCACCCTACTAAAATAAGGAGAATCGCTATGAGCTTCGCCCGACCTAATAAATCTGTTCTGGTTCTGGCTACGGCCAGCACTACCAACGGCGCTACCGCCACCGGTCAGATTGATACCCTGGGGTTCAACCAGTTGATCCTGGATGTTAATATGACCACCGCCGACACCACCACCAACAAGATGACCACGCTCAAGCTCTCCGAGAGTGATGATACCGTGGTTACCAATTTCGTTGACATCGCCAAATTCACCGGCGGGACCAACGCGGGGAACTTTACTCTGCCGGCTCCGTCAACCTCAACCAGTCAGCCGAACCTCTACAAATTCAATATCGATTTGCGTGGGCGCAAGCGATACCTGAAGGTGACGGCCACTCCGCCTACTACCCAGAGCATTACCATCTGGGGCGTGTTACAAAAACCGCACCGTGCGCCGATCCTGGCCGCTGATGCCGGTTCAATCTCTGTAGTGGAAGGATAACATGACGCAGCGGCTGAACATAGGGGCCGGGGGGGTAACACTCCCCGGCTACCACAACATCGACCGCAAAACCGGTGATGAAGCCTGGCCTCTGTCTAGTCCAGTCAACCACTGGGATGAAATCAGGGCCTCGCATATCCTGGAGCATTTCAGCCATGCCCAGATCGGCGGGGTCCTGCGGGATTGGTTCGACAAGCTCAAGCCAGGTGGCGTGCTGAAAATTGCCGTGCCAGATTTTGAACTGATTGCCCATGCTTACCTACAAGGAGTTGATGCGCCGTTACAGGGGTACATCATGGGCGGACAGACCGACGCTGATGACTATCACATGAGCGTGTTTGATACCGAGACCCTCACCGAAGCCATGAAGGCCGCCGGACTCATCGGAATCAGCCGGTGGCAGGATAATGCCGGGGACTGTTCTGACCTGGATGTGTCGCTCAATCTCATGGGCATCAAGCCGGGCGGGCCGAAACTCGGCAACATCGCCGCTGTAATGAGCGTTCCCCGTCTCGGTTTCCAGGACAATTTCTTTTGTGCCATGGGAGTCTTGCCGAAATATGGCATATCCCTTGCCAAAACTACCGGAGCCTTCTGGGGCCAATGCCTCACCCGAGCCATCGAAGAAGGAATAGCCGGCGGAGCAGATTGGATAATGACGCTGGATTACGATTCAGTGTTTACGGATGAGCACATCGAACTGTTACTCTCGCTAGCGCAGAGATACCCCGACGCCGACGCCATTGCGCCGTTACAGTCTCACCGCAGTGAGCCGACGCCACTCATGACAATCAAGGGTGATGACGGCAAGCCAACCCGCAAGGCTGATGCCGAGACGTTTAGCCCGGAACTGACCAGAGTGAACACCGCTCATTTCGGGCTAACGCTCATCCGGGTTAAAAGCCTGTTGGCCCTTCCCCGACCATGGTTTGTCGCAGTACCGGACAGCGACGGCAGATGGGAAGACGGCAAAGTCGATGATGATGTAAATTTCTGGAAACAGTGGGAAGCACAGGGATTATCACTCTATCAGGCGAACCGGGTCGCTATTGGGCACCTGGAGTTGATGGTACGCTGGCCGGGCCGGGACTTCGCACCGATTCACCAGCATCCTTCTGAATTTTGGAAACAGGGGAAACCTGACGGAGTGTGGCGCTGATGGCTTTTTCAGAATCTGTGCTTCTCAGCCTCATCGCCGCCCTACCCACGGCCACCACCGCCAGCATCTTCTGGCGGGAGCTGACCGTGGACTTTCGCTCTGCGGCGCGTGATGTCACCCTCTACGGTGGCAGTGTCGAATCTACCGCACCATACTGCCGGGTGACTCCGGGACAGATAGAAGAGCATGGCATCGAACACGAAACCGTCATCACCATCGAGTCCGCCGACTATCTCGTCATGGCACTGAATGAAGAACAGTCCGGCTTTGTCCGGTTGGAATTGACGAGGGCGACCTGAGATGGGCAACAGTATCCGGCGACAAATCATTGATGCCGTAACCGCCCGTCTGGCCGCAGTCACGGGCATTGTATCCTGCCATGCCTGGCGCAAGACTCCTTACAGCCCCAACGAATTGCCGGGACTGCTCATCGGTGATTTGACTGATACCATTACTGCTGAATCGCTCGAACAACACAACCACAATTTATCTATCGAGATTGTGCTCCTTGTTTCCGGAACTACTCCTGCCGACCGGGCGCGTGAACTGGCAGCGGCGCTGCTGACCGCACTAGGCACTGACGACAAGTGGAGTGGTCTGGCAATTTACAGCAATCCTGAAACTGTCACCATGGATGCAGAAACTGTTGGTGACGCCGTTGTCGCGGCCCGAATAAATATTAATATCTTATACCATACAGATAGATGGGGGATGTGATAAATGGCCAGCTACACCATCACCATCCTGGGCGTCTGCCCCGGGGGCAACCATATCAAGTGCCAGCTCAAGCGGGACGGGGCGAACCTCCAACAGTTTGAAGTACTGAAAGAGGAAATTCTGAACGCAACCCCTCCCGACCGGGGCGATATCACCGACTTGGCGTGCTGGCTCATGCGTAACGCGGCGCTGAAAGCCGGGGCTACGACCGCGGCGCAAGCCAAGACGGCGATAGAAGCCGCTACGTGGGTACTCTGAGATGATGACCTCGATTGGCAACGGAATGAGTGTTCCGATAAATTACGGGGCCAGCACAAACGTTACTTCCTATCTATTCGACGCCGGAAACCATGTGCTCTATAGCGCGTTCTGTTGGCCGCACACCGGTAACGTCAAGAAGGTTACCTGGTGGAATGGCGCCAAGACAACCTTCCCGACTAACGGCATGAGAGTAGCGTTTGAGGGGGTCAGTACGTCAACCGGTGATAACAATGGAACTCCATTGACGAATCTCTCTGTGGATATTACCAATACCGCGAACTGGACAGCCTCAGACAACTGTACCGCAATTTTTGCCACAGCCGGAGCAGTGACGAAGGGTGATCTGACATGTCTGGTCATCAAACCGGTGAACAGTGCCGATACAATCTCGCTGAATGTTATCGTAACATTCATCAGCTTATTTACCGGATTTCCCTATATGGGTTTTTATGCCGGAGCTTCTTATGCCAAATCCCCCCGTTCGTTACAGATCAGCATTGAATATGATGACGGGTCATACTACATGATTCCCGGAGTCCTTCCCGGCAAGATTGAAAATAATTCAACCACCGGGGAGATGGGCAACAGGTTTGTGTTTCCATTCGACGTACAGGTGTCCGGCTTCTGGGCGACTCATAACGCGAGTATTGCCACAACAGGATTCGATGTCCGGCTGTACGAGGGCGATGGGACCTCGGCACTCGGCACGGTCTCATTCAATACCAATACCGATAGCGCTTACAGTGATCGAGGCGATACCTTTACCGGACTATTCCCGGACGAGATTACCCTGACCGCCAATACCGTTTATAATCTGGTGTTCGCCAAAACCGATACCACTAGTCCCTACATATCCAGTTTCACGGTCCATACCGCTGCGGCGATGGATGCTCTG